GTTCTTGCCGTTGTCGAGGTTTTGTGCGAGGCTTTGCCCGAGAGGCGTGCACGTGTTCTAAGGGACACGTTCGAGCACACTTGGGTTGACTGGGAGAAAGAGAGAAGAGAGGTCGTTAGAGGCTCTATGATGGGGAACCTTCTATCGTTCGTTGTGTTGTGCCTTTTAAACAAAATTTGTTTAGATCGCGCTAGGCAACGAATAGAAGGTTGCGGACCCCTTTATAGGCGCGCCCTTGTTAATGGAGACGACCTTTTCTTCTCAGGAAACCGAGCAGTTTACGAGGCTTGGCTAGAGGAGACCTCCCGAGTGGGGTTCGTGATTAACCGGAGCAAGACGATGCGCTCTGTCAGGTGGGGGGATTTGAATTCCACCACTTACGATTTTCGTGCTGGCAGATTTGTGCGACGTCTCTGTTTCGGGTTTTTAGGAACTGACTCTTGGAAGGAACCCGAAGGCTCGGTAATAGGACCACTGTTCGACCTGGTAGGCCAGCTGAAGTTTTCGACTTCAGCCTGGCTTCTCAATACCTATCAGGTTCAATGCATCTTTACCCGAGTTGACCCCCCTTTATCGATCATTCCACGGCGGTGGTGGCAGTTCTTAGTAAAGAAACGGTGGTTTAGGAATACGTTCTCATTGCCAGAGCGCGTACCCGAAGTCACCGGTTCCGAAAGGAAGTTGCCGTTGGTACTGGGACCACCGCTCCTGGATAGCAATCCTGACATTGAGGCCAGGATATCCAGGATGGAAAGGTACGTCACCAGGAAAGCGGTATCGATGTGGAGGGGGCACTTGTGCACCCCGGTTGAGAAGAAAAAAAGGAAGGTTTCTCCACCCAAGAGGAATGCTTACCCGAACATTCGACTTAGCCGTGGTTCTCCTGTTTGGCGACGTTTGTGGTGCGAACCAGTGTTGAGATTGCTCGAAGACCGCTCTCCGGAGCTCTTTGACTATAGCAACGCTGTTTGGATCGCTGACCAACCTTACTTGTCAACACATGTGCCTCTGAAACGTCAGGCCATGCGCCCGTCTGCTTATAACTTCGGCCCGAACTTCCTCCTCCTTCCGGACAGTGTCCCCGTCATTCTTGATGACGGAACTACCGTTCTGAAAGTGCAAGGTTAGTTGTGCGCCAAAGGTATGCGCCATTAAGGATGTAACCCCTGGCAGGGGTGGTAGAGGAAAGTTGCCTTGGAGCTTGCCTATCTTCGGCTGTTCCGTGCGTTTGGTTAGCTGAGTGGTGTGTCCTCTAAGGGACCAGTCCACCAATGGCCTGTTGCAGGTTGGGAAGGGCGGACTAAGTACCGCCTCGTCTTTGGACCCACAAGCGCACGTTCTTCAGTGAAAGACATTGGTAAGGGCAGGGGCGAGCGGCAATGATCAGGAGGTGGATGTGTACATCGCACTAACACCCGACTGAGTGGCGAAGCTGGTGTGACTCACTAGGAAGATCATCCTAGGAGGCAGCAGATAAGTCACGTTGCAACCGTTCGATCCACCATAAATGGTGACCCCATACTTATCAAGGAAGAGAAAGTAGGTGAAAAGGAGTGTTCATCTTTGCCATTTTCAGGGCTTATTAGATGCGGAG